CTGGTCTTTCTACACCCCACCTCTCCCAGAATTTGGCGATTTCTTTTGGTAGTAAAGCTATTTTTTTTAATGTTTCCTTTTTGATACTATCCTGTTTCGCTAAAAGATATTTCTTACCATTTTAAGATCGGTAAGTTGAAAATAAAAAAGCCAAACTGCGCTAACAGTTTGGCTTTTGGTTTCCGTTTGGCACAGCGGCAAAAACCACTGGGATAACGGGTCGTAACTACATCTAAATTATGACTTTTATCCCATGTAAAGTCAAATTCTGTGCCCTCACAAAAGAACGAGGGACATATTATGCTTTTGTGTGTATACCCAAAAGCTGTGCATGTTTGCTCATATATTCGTCGTCGTTTTGGGCGAATTGAGCGTGTTTGTGAACATTGTCGCAGTTATCCATGTAGGTAGAAGTCAAAAGTCCATGACAGCAATGTTGTGGGCTTTTTAAAATTATAATAAAAGATCTCTTGGTACGTCAAGTATAACAACGCGATTATTTAAGTCAAAAGTTTGATATCGTCTTTTTTCAAACTATTTTTATTTAAATTTTTATTGAAAAAATTGTTCCGACTTGCATCGACAATTGCAAATTTGATCGGGTCCGGCTCCTAGAGAATCATCCTTAGGAAACATCATTAAATCTTCACCAACTTGAAATGGATCATCAATTCCTACTACTTGGCTATCGGCTTCGACATGGTCCAAACGCGTATGATCGTCAAGAACTGCAACCCACATTTTTCCAGTTTTCATATCATTAATATTTTTACCATCAAATACAGCATTCATTGCGCTTAGCGTATCATATTCTAAATTTTTTCCGTTTTCCACTGCTGTTTCTGTTTCGGTTGTTGATATATTTACTGATCTACCACCAAATATTTGTCCTAAATGATCGCTAGCTAACTTTGCAATGTTTTCATTAGTTGCATCAATATCCATTTTCGCTGCTCTTACATAAGCTTCTTTTGTAACATAATCAAAATTATCCCGCGTCGTATCTGTTATTGAATGACTATACATATGCGCGCGATTAGCTGCATAACCACGGATATTAGCATCAAGCTTTCTTTGTATGCCGGCTGCGTTGGTATCAGGCTCTCCCAAATTGTCTCTTATATGCGTAGAAAACTTGCTTGCTACAGTTATGTGCTGATCGTTTAATAAACTTTCTAACTCCTTCTGAAACTCATCTAATGAAGGAGCTGAGCCATGCTTGGCATAATGATCTTTAAATTCTTTTTGAATATCCGAAAAATAATCTTTTATTTGCTTGGTAAAAGGAGTTTCCAATTTCAATCCAGTAGCATAATCGTTCATGGCTTGCTTGTATAAATTTTTTAATTGAGTTTCAGATAAAGCAATAGTTGTAGCTGTAGCAGCAACTTCTTCAGGTCGATTTTCTTTTGCTATATCTGCTTCGTTATCGTTATTATTATCTGCCATAATGTTTTTGTTCTAATATACTTTTCTAACTTTAGAAGGATAGTTTTCTTCTGCTAAATCATTAATATCTTCATCACTAAAACGCTGTGATCCGTCTTTATTAACTTGACGCTTCAATCTTTCAATAAACTTTTCTTTACTCGCTTTTGTTCTATCGCCATCAATATCATTTTCATTTGGTTTTACATCTTCTGTTGAAGGTTCTTTTGGGTTCATGCTTTCAGTTATATTAGTTTGCTGTGTTGTTGTAACTGGTTTAGCAACCGAGGGTTTAACCGTGTCCAAACTATCTTCTGTGGTAAATTCGTCTTCTGGGTCTGTAGCTATCGGTAACGCCCCCATTGTTCCATAAATATATTGACCACCTTCAATCGGCTTATATTCATTTAATTTACGCATTTCATTAATGGTATAAATAGCCGTATTTTTCATTAAATTTGTTTGTTCATTACGTTCCGGCTCTAATTGCGGTATGTCTTTTGGATTAAACGTAATTATATAGCGATGGTTTTGATTATCATATCTAGGCATTAAAAAATTAGTTAACTCTTGGTCTATTCTTTTACGCATCGGAATAACAGCATTTTTATAAAAAGCATATTGAGAACTTTCGTAATTAGAAAAAGTCATACTTTCTGAATTAATTAATGGCAATGGTATTTTTAATGCTTTGTAAATTGCTTCTGCTGTAAATTTTGCTGTAGCACTATAGTCCATATCGCGCGTTGTTTTCATAATATCTTCAAAATTCATGTTATTATCTAATAATACATTTCTTCCTGCATTATTGGAGCCTGACATTGCATTATTTAATTGAGCTTCTATCTGTTGCCTCATTTTATCAGTTAATATTCCATTGTATTTCCATAATCCACTAAGTTTTGAGGCTCTTTGCAATACTGATAAATTAAATTTCGCACTCTCAACATATTGACGCATTTCATAAAATATAGCATTCAAAGGAGATAAACCATAAGCCATATTTGAACTAACTAAAGGATTAAATGTTCTAATGTGATAAAGTTCATTAAAGTCGTTAGCATAATATCTAAATCTTTCACGGCCGTAATTTTCAACTATCATTCGATTATATGTATCAGCAATACCTAATAATCTTGTTGTAAATGTTTGTGCATAGCCGTCAATACCTGTAATAATCGTAGTGGTAACGGATGGCATAACTCTGATCGTTTGTGGCGGTCTTTCTACGAAACCTAATCCAGTAATATAAACGTTTCCAGTTCCATCAAACCATTGCACTATTGCCTCCATGAATTCGCCAAAAGTTTGATCAGCATTTGGGTAGGAAAGTAATTCAAGAACAGGATGATCATCGACAAAATCACCTGTTTCAGTATCTAATACTTTTGGCAAAATAGATGCTACTGCTTTTGCGTGCATATCAAGTGCAGTAGCCACCGGTGCGCATTCGATCATGTATAAAACTGATTCATTGGCGTAAAGAATCGGTTTATCGCCAGAAGGAAAAATTGATAAACCAAGTTGATCGTTTACAAATGCATCTTTTGTTTCTATGCCATTATTTCTATTAAAACCAAATGCTTTTATTACTTTTGAAGTCCATGTAGTATCATTTGATTTTTTTCTATTGTTAGCCATAATTTTTTAAAAAAATGAAATTGGGTTAGGTGATATAGAACTCAAGTATCGTAGGGCTTGCGTTACAGTATCGACAATATCGTCATGTTTACCTTTTGGGAAAGATGACATTTCTTGTATAAAATCATACATCAAATTATGATTTTCAGGCAAATATACTCTACCAGTGTTTATAATATCACTAATCATATGAACTCTCACGGTTTTATCACCTTCAGGTTTACATGGATGCATTGGAATTAAATGTCCCAATTCTTGTATAAGTGGAATACCAGAAGCTGCATCTTCTACTAAAACAAACATAGCTTCATATTTATCAAAAATACTTTTTATAATAGTTTTAAATACTGGATATTTAACTTTATCACGCCACATGTCTCTAAGATAATAATTAGTTCCAATGACGCCCCAGATTGTGCAAACACTATAATCATTTGCCTCTTTCTCCTTCCAAGCTCCATCTACCGACATTATTGTATAATCAAATTCTTTTACAATTTCTTGATTATAATAATTAAATTTACTAATATCTATCAAATTTCCGTCGTTTAAAACTGGGCTTTGTTGATAAAGAGCCTGAAACATTGAAGGTTCATTTTTCTTAAGCTCAAGCAATTCTTCTAAAGAATGTAATTCAGGGCAAAGTGGTTCACCAATTTCACGCCCTAGCGGGTCATTTTCCTCAGCTAACGCCGGCAAGCAAATAACTTCCCACTTTCCGCCATCTTCTATGCGCCCATCGCGTTCTAATAAACGCCCAGATAAATCATCACAATGCCAACGGGTTTGAATTATTATGTGAGAAGTGTTTTTTTGTTGGCGTGTGCAAATATCATAAACATAAGCGTTATATGTACTATCTCTCACCGCAATACTAAAAGCATCTCGATATCCTTTTACAGGATCATCAATAAATATTTTATCTGCTGGTGTTCCTGTAATTCCTGATTGCATACCAAAAGCTTTTAAAAATCCTCGCGCGCTTGTTTCCCAATTATAAGCTCTTTGTTTTCCCGAAAAGTTCTTAAAGTTTGTATCTTCTAATATTCTATGTATTCCACTTGAAAAATCACCAGCAAAATCTTTACCGTATGCTCCTACGATAATTCTTTCGCTAGGATTTCTTTGATATAAATAAGCAGGAAATCCCTTCGTTACGGATGAAGATTTTAAATGCTGAGGTGGAAGCCAATACATTTGATATCTTTTTTCACCATTTGCAATAGGTTGCAATCTGTTAGTCATATATTTTACGTGTTTAAAATCCCACGTATAATATGGAATTGCTCTCGGCAACCATTCCTGAAAACTACCCAGCGACTTCCTTTTCCTCTCCCTCAATTCCAGTATCGCTGCTGCTTGTCTCATCTCCGTTGGGATTTGATATATTGGCTTCTCCGCGTACAATTCTTTCCAATTGTTCATCTGATAATTGCTCTAATGTTAAATTTGATATATTGCCGCTATGTTCAATATTTATTTGTTCTGAATAACCGCGTTTTTTGCATTTGGTTTTAAGCATAAATATTGTCATAGGAGTATTTTTTTCTTGAACCTGTTGATACGCGCTAGACTCTATAAAATCCATTAGTAATTCGTTTACATATTGATATGCTTTTTCAAATTCTTCTGATTTGTTTCGCCATTGGTGAATTGCTTGAGGTGTTATATTATATGCTTTGCAGGCTTTCGAAAGTACGCCCATGTACTTGTAATAATAAAATAAGAATCTAATTTGATCATCTGACAATGATGTATTGTTAGTTTTAAATTCAGAAATAAATTTTTTTATTTCCTTTTCTTTTTCTGGGTCTATTTTTGTTAACATATTGAAACATATGCCATAATTAACCCAAAATGTCAATATTAAATACTATATTTTAATACTTTTTTGTTAAAAACATCATATTTTTATTCGAATTAACAACTTAAATTATATTTACTTTATTTTAAATAATATAACAAATAGTATTGCGAAATGTAATAAATATGTTATTATATATATAAGTTGATGTTAATTTAAATAAATGGAGAAATGAAATGGAAAACACAATAGCACACAAAATATTACAACAATTAGGCGGTTACAAATTCATAGCAATGACTGGAGCAAAAAAATTTGTAAGCGATGCAAACTCAGTAAGATTTCAATTACCAAAAGTATTATTTGACAAAATAATAAAAATCACATTAAACGCAAATGATTTATACGATATTGAATTTGCAAAAATTGAAAAACTTCAATACAAGATTTTTAATATTGTTACAAATATTAGTTGTGACAAATTAATGTCAACGATAGAACAACAAACAAAGTTAAGATTTCATCTTTAATTAAAACGGAGAAAACAAAATGAAAAAATATAATTATTTAGCAATAATAGACAAAACACAACAGAGTTTTGAAATAGAAGTTGAAAATGGTAATGGACTTTCATTTAAAATAGACAAGAAAAATAATATACATATTTATAGTTATATTTTCAATTATTTACCATTAAAAAAAATAATATACATAATTAACAATTGGGACAAAATTTTCTTTAATAAAGAAGCTTACAAAGAGTTTTTAAAAAATTAAATTAAGAGGAGAAAACAAAATGGAAAATACTATTAGAAATATTGGAGTACAAAAAGATTGCAATAAACGCATAAAAAATTATTTAGCAAATAACGGCATTATAGCAACTCCGCAATTGATAAAAAATGGCAGTATGCGCAACACCATAAGGATTTATCAAAAAAACAAAGAATTTACAGATGGCTGTCAATTATCATTTTGGAACAAAGAATTGGTTGATAAATTTACCGCTTTAGGATTTATGAATTTTGACAAAAAACCGTTAACTATTTTCAGCGGCGATGGCGGAAGATTTCATATTTTCGCAACGCATTCTAAAATAAACGAAATATTATCAGAGGAATAAAAAATGAATAATTTAATCAAAAAAATTAAAATTATTGAATACAAATTAAGAATGTTTTTAGATAGACTTTTTTATTAATAATTTATTTCCTATAGATAATATTCTAATCTTTATCGTTAATACAATAATCTATTATGATATTTGACATTTCTTCTTTTGAATGCTTTTTAAGCCATTCTTTTACCATATCAACATTATCTTTATGAAATTGAAAAGTAATGCTTTCCTCATTTGATTCTTCGTTTATAAAATTATTAACTCCAACCCCCATGTTTGATATATCAACATCAAAATTTTTAAGTTCATAATCTTCAAAACCAACATCATATAACATGTCATTATCAAAAAATTCAAGTAATGATTCTGTATTCCATTCTCCAGCAATATTTTTATTTAAACGTAGATTTAGTTTTTGAAATTGTTTTTCAGTTAGTTTTTTATCTGGCAAATAGCAATCAACTTCATCAATGTTTAATTCTTCTAATATTTTTTTCCTACCATGACCGCCACATATTGTATAATCAGAATTTATTACTAAAGGTTCTGCCAACCCAAACTCTTTAATTGAATCTTTCAGTTGTTTCAAGCCTTTTTCAGTTAAATTTCTAGGGTTTTTTTCCCATTCAATAAGATTTGATACTTTTATTTTTTCTAAGTGCCATTTCATAATTTATAATTGACTATCCCCTGTTCCAGTTAAAAGCCAATCATAAAATTCTTTATGGTTAAAAATATAATAATACATTGCTTTTAAATTATCAAAATTATTTTCCATTTTCTCTGCATACACATGGGCTTGCCAGTAACTAACTCCCTCTTTCATCTTTTTAGATTCGGCTATTTCATGGATTATAGTATGTACTTTTAAGGTAAAATCAGAAGTTTTATTTAATAAGATTTCATTTGGAGCAATCTGGCGATCAAAACCTAACGCCTGTGCAGCCTCATAATTAAAACCGTCATAACCTTCGAGGTAATCGTCTGAAACTTGGCGTATTGTGTATTCTTGAAAATTCATATTAATTATTCACTTTTTCTATAAAAAACAAATCATCAAAATTGCATCCCGGTAAAGCATTTATAATTTTTTCCCTTAATTTTGGCGAAGGATGTTTTGTTCCTTCCATTAATTGCGACATATAACCGCTGCTAATTTCTAATTTATGGGCAAACGAATTTTGAGATTTATTTGATCTTATAAATATTTCATTAAATTTTTCAGTATTCAAAAATACTTTAAACTTCATTAATCACCAAAATTTAATTTGATTGTATCGTTTTTTATTTCTCCTAACTCATCTTCATATTCATTCAACGCACCGACATCTTCGCCAATTGCCGTTAACTTCGCGATAATCTCAATGAGTTTGGCTTCTGAATCCAATTGCTCGTCAATAAACCAAGATAAAAAGTTATGCGTAGCAAAATCTCCGGCGGCCATGGCAAGTTTCATAATGTTGTTTATGGAAGCGGTTACAAATTGTTCAAGCTCTAAAGCTGCTTTAAATGCGTTTAGAGGCGAAAATTGTTCTAGGCTAGACAACTCAGGGGGTGGCACCATTTCAACGCCAGGAAGGCTGTTAAGTTTGAGAATATACGTACCAAACTTGCAAGCATGGTTTCGTTCGTCATCAGATTGTTTTTTAAACCAATCGGCAAATCCATTAAAAAACTTACTTTCACACAAATTAGCCAATTGTAGATAACAATTAGAAGCATATAGCTCATAATTGTATTGTTTATTTAAAGCCGTGATGATACTTGTATCCATAAATCCTCGCGCAGAAAGGCATAAAGTCAATTTTTAAATTATAACACAATGAATTTTAGGCGACAATATCATTTAATTTAAACCCGTCGAAATCAACATATATATCAAATCATAAAAATACACTTATCGTGATTTGAAGCCAATCGATGTGGGCAAAACATATCAAATCCCACATATTTTTAATAATGACTTGATTTAATAAAAGTATCGGTTATCAGAAAATGCCGAACAACTAATTTTACAATTGGCACATTGTCTTTTCCGAGGTTTTAAAAATCGAAACTTTGGGATCAAAATTTTTCTTTTATATATTTTCTTTTTATGTTTGTAAGTAATCATTGTTAAGTAATCATTGTAATAGAATCTAACTTAAAAATGTTAAGTTACAGTAACTCACAAATGTTAATCTACTGTAACTTAACAATGTTAATCTACTGTAACTTAAGGTTGTTAAGTTCCCGTAAGTAGTTAACATATTGATTTAATTGATAAAGGCCTCTCATGGGAACTTAAGGTTGTTAAGTTACAGTAACTTAAGGTTGTTAAGTTCCCACGAAGATGTGATGCATTATTTCAATTTATAATTTATTTTTTAAAATGTCATACGTTGTTACGTAACAAATTGAAAAATAAATAAATTTATTGGGAAAATACAATTGCGGGAGATTACATTTATTCATCTCCGTAACTTAACTTATGAATGTTATATACATTATGTATTTTAAATATATGCAACTTATTGATATATATAAAATTAATTGATTTATAAGAAAATTAAATGAATTTTTACGAAAAAGTTACAGTACATAACCTAAGAAAAAATAGGGGGTTATATACTGAGACATTAAGTGCAAAATATTAATAAAAATTGGATATTAAAACATGGGGAATCATTTCGTTGAAGCCAACAAAATGATTAATATTTTTATAAACTTATTAAACAATTTGGATAAAAATTATATGTCAATATTTCCGCTAGCATAAAAAGTGGCGCTGCTAGCATAGTCGTTTTTTGTAATTAATAAAATTCACCTGCAAGGTGAAAATGTCATTTTCAATACAGACGTGAGTTTTTTTGGGGGTGATATTGGGGTGATAATTAACACGGTTATTGCGTTAATGATCAAACAATTTATATTAAAAAATGCTTCTCTCTGAAAATGACAGGCAAGTAATAGAGTGTTGCACTATTTCAAGCATATTGTTAAGTGTACTGTATTTTTTATCACAAATTGTTCAAGTATATATAAAATGATAATAATAATTAGACATTAAAACAGGTGGAACGGTTAGGTGGGTTATCGAAAAACAGGTGGGTAGGTTTTTAATTTATTTCCTTCTTGCATAAAAATAAAATCATGATAATATGATTATGTGTTTTTTATTTTTATTGTCTTTTCTCTTTACGCATTGTTCGTTGTTCTAAAAGAGCCGCCCTAAGCAAGCGGCTTTTTTTATTGTTATTATATAATGTGGGGATTAGGTGAAAATATAAGAAATATTTTCTGGCTGATATAGTTGCGCAACTAATTAATGAGCAAATTAATTAAATGTTGGCAAAGATGCGTTGCTGATAAACAACTGAAAGATGTTCGATTCATCTCCCTGCGCCATCAAAAAACCTTAAAATTAAGTTTAATTAATTCGATATCAATAATTTTCAATTGTGATTTAAGATATTCAAAATATCTGTAACGCAATAAATTAACATCTCGGATTTGTGTGATTTTATTTCTTGAATTTCTGCCTTTCCTGATTATTCCTTTTCGATAAACCATTTTAACATCCATGTGCATCAAACGCGCTACAAAGCGCAAGGATAAATTATATTTGTTTAGCAACGCTGTCCATATATCTGTTAAATCGTATTCTTTAATGTGCGAATGCGTATATTCTGATTGAATTTCTTGCACCATTTCCCATAAAAATATTTTATGTCCTGATAAAAAATTATACAAAATAACTTTTGAAGCATAAGTTTTTTTATGTTGATTATCTTTTTTTAATAGATTACAAATAGCGGTCATGCTAAAATTTAAAACATTGGCTACGTAAGTCTTAGAAAGCTTATGGTTTCTTATAAAATCTTCGAATACTATGCTGTAAATAGACTTTTCCCGACAATAGTTAGCCATATATTAGAATAATAGTATTTAATTAATAAAAAAAATTGAAAATTTTATTATTAAAATCAATCATTTTTACAAAATCCGAACTTTCAGCGCATTAATGGTCAAAATATTTTATATATTAATAAAAATATATTAATAATCAATAGTTTATAATCGCAAAAAATTAGAAACAAAATCTGCAACTTTATAACATCTTCCTGCTATCAAGAAAACGATAAAAACTATGAAAATAATGTTATATATCCATATTTTTGTAATCAAATAAAAACATAACTATTTGATAAATAAACAATAAATCATCAACTCAGTTAAGTGTAGTTAATTTAGGTTGCGTGGATAAAAAACTTGTTATATAATACATTTTATATTACAAAACATCAAATAAATGTTATGAATAAGAAAACATCTACAAAAGATGAATTAATTGAAAATTATAATTTTGCTACAAAATATTTAAACAATGTAGAAACTATAAAAAAATTATTTACGGAAAATAATTTAAATGTTGAAATTGAACAAGGATTTGTAGTGCCAAACATTTATATAAAAATTTGTTTATTAGATTTCCCTTATTCAAAAGGAAGAACACCAGAACAAACATACGATTTATTTTTTGATTGCATTAAAAAACTTAGAGAAAGTATTGAATTTATTTGCACAATAAAAATTGAAATATAATTAAAAATTAGAAAAATATGGGAACTGACATACACGCTTTTGTAGAAATAAAAGATGATTATAGTGAAAATTGGAATGGAATTGATTTAGGTTTTTTTTTAAATAGATGGTATGACATGTTTTATGCCATGGCTGGAGTTAGAGCTGAAAAAGGTCAGCCTGTAATATTATCAAAAGGACTTCCTTCAAATATTTCAATTAAAGCTAATAAAAAATTTGTCGAAATGAAGGAAGATGCGCATACCCCTTCTTGGCTTACTCTAAAAGAATATATCAAAGCACTTGCATTAGCTGATAAACTTTCATCTAAAGAAAATTACAAAACTCCTGATTGTTATCATGCAATTGTTGATATCATGAATGCTTTTACTATTTTGAAATTTAAAGTTAGGCTGGTTTTTTGGTTTGATTGTTAATTATAAATAAACTTAGAGAAAATAAATATGAGTCGTTCATCGCCATTAAATAAATTTAAACTCAATAGTGAAATCTATGCTGTATCTACATCAAGAATTGAAGTTAATATTATCGATGAAATTATTTTTAATAAAATAGGAATAACTTAATAAAGATTCTTTTTGTAATTATTTCTCTAACGCATATCATGCTTATTTGTTTTGGAAAAAACTTAGGGAAAAAAATAGCAAAACAAATTGGGTAGAAATAGAAAAAAAATAAATATGAATGATTTTATTGAAGATATTACATTAGATTTAAGCATAAAACACAATAAACTTATTGAAAAGTTATTAATTGATTCGGTTAAATTAACTATTCCTCCAATCAAAGGAGAAATAACACAAAGAAAATTAAAACTTAGAAAAATTAATATTTGCGAACAATCACAAGTAATTCATGATAATAAACTTGGTAAAATAGTTTGGATTGAACAGGAAGGACAACGGATAAGCCCCCATTTATTTATAACTTTTGATTTAAAGATAAAGTAAATATGACAACACATGAAATTCAAATTATTTTAAATAGCATAGCTATAATGTGTTTAGCAATAGCTATTTTTTATGTTAATTTACAAATAAAAAATTTATTTAAATTACAATCTCTTATTCAAAGAAGAAATTTAGATTTGATAGAAAGAGTTCAAGAACTGGAAAATAAAACATGAAAGTAGAAGAATTAATAGAAAAATTACAACAATTTGATGGAAAATTAGAAGTACTTATTGCCGGTTGTGATTGTTTCGGTGAGGCTGAAGATGCTATTTTTTATTCAAAAGGAACTTTTAACGAGTACAGTTGCAGTTATGATAAAAGCAAGAAAGGGGAACCCATAATAATGATTACAAGAAAAGATTCAAGTGTTGGTAAAAAACAAGAAACCTATGAAAATAACTATTGAATTAAATCTTGAAAATAAAGACGATGCTGTTAAGTACAAACGTATTAATTGTACATCAGAATTAGTCTATATTATTGATACTATCGTTTGCGATTTAAAAGCAGTAATTGAAAATAGAAGTAAAGAATTAGATAAAAATGCAGTTATCGAGAAATCCTCGGTAACTGCCCAAGGATGTGAATTGTCGCAAAAATCCACTATTAAAGATCTTCATGATTATGTTCTTTTTCATGATTACGTTCTTAAATTGCTTCAAGAGAACAAAATAACGTTAGAAGAACTTTATTGAGAACATTCATAATGAAAATATTTCCAAAAACCATCATATGGTTTAGTTGTAATTTTTTTTATTTTTCCGGCTATTGTGCTGGTCTGGTAGAACATGGGATTTTAGATATTTTATTTCTTCAAATGCGATCCAGAAACAAATAATTATAAATACTGTCCTCATTGTGGACAACAAATAAAGGTAATTAAAAATGACAATTAAAAACAGAGAATTTCAAGTACATAAATTAAATGAACAAGGCATACAAAGATGCGAACAAATAGCAAAACTATTTGATGAATTTTTAATTCAATTAGATTCTATACTGCATGAAGCTCCATTTCATGATCCGAGGCTAAATGCAATAGTAAGAACAAAATTAGAAGAGGCATGTTTTTTCGCTAAAAAAGCTATAGCGACAAGTGAAATTAATCAAATAAATGAGGAAACAAAATGACACACATACAAAAAATATCTAATATTTTAATGAAAGAATTAGGCGCTAAAGATGCCAAAATAATGCAATCTTGGATTACTAAATTATTAGAAGTAAACAATAAACCTTCTGCCAATACTTATGAATTACGCATTATATTTAAAACAAAAAAACCTATAGAAACACAAACAAATGTTGAAAATATTCCTAGAAAAATAGAAGTTAAAAGAGATAATCAGAGTAATAAAAGGAAATTAATTGTTAATGATGTTAAAAAATCAATTAAAAATCAATTAAAAATAAAATAAAAAAGAAATAATGATTCCTAAATTCATAAAACAATATAAAGAAAAACTTCACGTGTATTACCTAAACGGAGTACATGCTCCAATAGAAGCCTTTATAGAAAGTTATGAAATAACAGAAACATTCGAATGTTATAAAATAAAATATAATATAAAATTTCATTATGCAAATGAAGAAATAACTAGAAATACTAATAATCTTGTTGATGTATCTGATTTATACGAAACTGAAAATGAAGCAAATATCGCATTACATAACAATAAAAAATATAAATGTAGTTGGTGTAAATTGTTAATTAACAAAGATTTTGATGAGGAAGATGATTTCAACTGTGCTTTATGTATTCATTATCAATGTACCGCAAGAAATATAAGAGAAGAATTTAAAAGTGGTACTTTTTGTGAATTAGATAAAAATGGAAACATGCGACCATCAAAAATAATTCATCGCATTGGAGAAACTATTTATTACGAAGTTGGCAAGAGAAAAAATTCTTTAATTACTGTTACCACAAATAATAAATGCTTTATTCATAAAACAATCAATTTGAGAACAGACAAATGATGCCTGAATTTTTGAAACAATTTAGAGATAAAACTCCGATTTATTTTATTGATAAAGAGGATAATAATGAAATAAGACAAGGAATTATAGAGAATTATGAAATAAGTAATTTTTATAGTTCAATAACATTTTCTTGCATAGAGATTTATTACGTTAAGTTCCCCATTATTATTGGCGGGATATATATTACTTGTCGAACGAGACAATTATCAGTTGATGAAATTTATGCGACTAAAAAAGAAGCATATATAGCTCTTTCAAAAACATGTGAATATAAGAAAGATATTTGCATTATGTTAGAATTGAAAGATTTTAAAGAATGCGGAGAAGGTAATACTTTTTGCAAATATTGTACTTACTATAAAAAACATAAAAACATGAATGATAATGAAAAAAATTTAACTTCAAAATTTAAAATTGATGATGATGTTTATTACCGTGAAATATCAACTCTTATTTTTAAAATAACAAAAGTTAAATTAACCAAAAAAGGACATGTATATGAATGCAAAAATATTTCAGAAAAAGGAATTATTGCAATTGAAAATGTAATCGAAAATTGTTTGGAGAAAGTTTGACGATGTTTATCAATTTAATAAAAAACTTATACATTAAGTATTTTTTCAATAAAAAGTTGCTGACTTATTATTTGTAGATAGAGAAATCTCAACAAAAAATTTTGATAGGTATAAAAAAATCATGGGTCATGGCGTTATATTGACTATAGAAAATTTGACAGATGTTATCGAGTTTTTTAAAGTTGCGCCATTCAGGATTAACGAAGATATTGGTAATAAAAATATATCAATTTATTTTGATAATGTTAATACACTATCTTTTAGAAAAAGAAGAATATACAAGTGTATTAATTATATAAGAAAAGATATAACAAACAATCTCGTTGACATTAGAATTTATATTAACAATTATTTAAAATATCTTTTTTAAGCTATGGTCGGCAAATACAAAGTTTTAAAATACATAAAATCAAAGCAAGACAAACTTTCTTATGTGCATGTTGTTACTGTTGAAAAAGATCCTGATTTTAATGAACTTATATCAAGATATGATTGGTATGTTGAATGTATGTTTAAATCAGGAATAAAAATGACGACTAAGTGTTTTAACGAAAAAGATGTGCAATGGTTTTTTAAAAATGCTGGCGTTACTCAAAACATGGTTATATAAATATGTGTAAAATGAATATACAATTAGTACCTAGAGAAAATTTAGAAAAAATGGTTGTATTGCAAATAGAATTTATAGAAATAAAAGAGAAATTTTTTATCGAATTTATTAACCAATTAGAAGTATTAATGTTAGATCCCGATCTTGATTTGGACTTTATTAAACAAAAATTGTTGATAATTTCCAAAAGTTTTTTTAAGAGATATATAGAAATGGAACGCAAACATATGGCTGAATTAGAATTTTTTGCCTATGATAATCGCCATATATCAAAAACATGATTTTACCCGAAAAAATTATTTGAAAATCCAAGGTTGCATACAAATAAAGGTTACTATAAAAAATGAAACTAATACAAAGACTCAAATGCTTTTTAAAAAGACATAAGTATATATTTCCAACGCTAACTTTCTATGAAAATTTATCTTTTACTAAGATAGTTATATCAATGGATCCAGCTGTAGAAACTTGTGCAACCTGTGGAAAAATAAAAAATGAAACTAATAAGCTTTGACATCGAAACATGGGATTTAAAGGAAGGTTACGCGTTGCAACCATGCCGCATTAAGACTAAGGTTTGTTATTAAAACTTTTGGAGCAGAAAATATGACACTCATTTTATTTTTAAGTATAAGTTTTTTATATTACACAATGGTTGTTATTTTATGCCATTATAAAATAAAAATGTTAAAAGGACGTATCGTTGATTTAGAAACTCTTATAAAGGAGCACGAAAAAAATTTTAGTGTGTTAGGTGCATTATATAGATCTGTAACATATAAAGTAGATAATTTGGAGAAGAAAATATGAGAGTGGATTTTACTGAAACTGAAATTGAGGTATTTAAATTAGCAGTAATATATGAAATGAAAGAAGTGAAAGAAGTGAAAGCGGATAACGACGGTATTCCCTATTTTATAAACATACTGTCAAAAATAGAAAATGCTTTGGAGAAGAAAAAATGAGTGATTCTATTATGAGTATTATTTTTTTAGGCATTGCAGTATTCGCACTTTCTATTTCTTTATATTTTACTTCAAGAAGATTAGATTTATTGAGCCGTAGAATATTTGATTTAGAATTAGAAGTTGATCTTCACTTACTTAAACGGGATAACGGTTTATTATGATTGAATGGATTATTTTTTTAGTTTTTATTTTTATAGTAATAATTAACGAAATTCTTTTTAGATATAAAATTAAAAACGTATTTAAATACTTTATTACAAAAAATAGATAAAATTGTAGATAATGAAGTTAATAGAACAAATTAAACAACTAGTTAGACGAGATATTTAAAGCAATAATACGCTTTAAATGTGCTTACTACACGCTTCTTTTTGGGATTAAAAAATGAATAGAAGAGAAATAATGAAAAAAGTAAACATTGAATTAACTAAAGAAGAAATAACATTTATATGCGATATACTGCATTTGAGTTTAAAATCATGGGAAAAAATTTGTGATCCACATACACAAGCTTGTTATAAAATGGCCGAACAAATATTTCATATACTACATAAACAATTAATAGAATTGGAGAAGAAAAATGAAACACTTAGCGATTAAAGTAACAAATAAGTATGAAAGCGAAGCAGTGCAAAAAGCGTTGTTTGATATGGGGTTTCGTATTGGTTCTGTAGAATTTGATAACAATGAACCTGAAAAGATAAATGTATTTGAACCATTTTTACCGAATATAAATGAAACTCAACCGGACCGAATAGTCACTGCGATAGATACTAAAGCAAATACTATTTTTTATTTATATAAAAGTATGAGAAGTTGGCAAGATTTAATTGTAGTCTCATCCTCCGATTTCTTCTCAACTTACGCTGGACACATTGAACGGTTTCCTGATTATGTTAGTGAAGGACCAGCGCCTAAGTTTAAGATTGGAGATAAATTATTTTTTGTTACTAAATCTAAAATTATTATAGTTGAAATAACAGAAATAGAATCGTCGAGAATGGCTGCTCAAACAAACAAAGATGAACAGGCAATAAGATATACTTTTTATCACAAACATATTGACTCTTATAATGGCATGTTTTTTTCAATCATAGAGTTAGCGGTTAAGCGTTTTCTGGAGCTTAACAAATGAATAAATTAGAAGAAATATTAAGTGCAATTGGTATATTATTTTTGGCTATTATTTTCTTTATAATTAAAGCAGTAATTTTAATTTATCTGTGGAAATGGTTTATAGTCCCGATTATGTCATTCAAAGAATTATCAATAATGAATTCTATAGGTATTATGATTATTATTGATTTTTTCTATAATAGAATTGAAAAAAAACCTACTATGAATGATATTTTTCAATCATTTTATGGGAAGTTAATTATTTTTGGAATGGGATATTTAGTTCATATAATCGGGACTTAATAAATGAGCATTGAATTTAACAATTACAAACAAGAAGGGAGAATAACTTGCGATGAATGTGATTATTCCGAAGAATATTTAGCAGATGATTTTTACGAATTTATAGACCAAGCCAAATCTGATGGCTGGAAAATTAAAAATATAGATGGAGAATGGGAACATTTTTGCGAGGATTGTCAATGAACATATTGTTATTAACTCTATTGCCGATAGCTCTTGTAATCGTAATTTTTATAATTATAAGTTTATTATGGGGATTAATGAAATTACATGCGGAAATAATGTATAAAATTCTTGATATAATAGATATTCCTGAACCTTTTGACGGAATATTATTTGCTACCATGACAACTACTACATTAGTTTTTATTATAGCAATAATACTTTATTATTGTGGATGTCTTTAAGAAAGAAATATGAATAATAATCAAGAACTATTAAATCAATTAAAAATTGCGGCTCAACGGTGTGGATTTCTTGATATAGATATTTCTTGTTTACTGAATGAATCTAAATATTGGATAAGTCAGGTTTTCAGCGGAAAAATAAACCCAAGAAAAAACATGATTAAAACAATTGAATTATTAATAAATTTTTTAAATAGTTTAGCAAAAAGAAATTACGTATTTAAAAAATCCATGTATGAATCGACTTTTGAGAGTTCAAAAAGGAGGAAATTATTTGCTCTTCAAATAAAAGATGAGTTTATCAAATATGTTAATTACTTGGAAAAACGAGATAATGAACGAGCAAAAGAGCAATGATGTTATTAATAATTTAGGCTTTCAAGAAAACGGAGGCTTTATTTATAATAAAAACGGCGATGGATTTATGCAAGATGCGGAACCAGTTCATTTAAATATAGCCTCTGAGATAAATGAACAGATAAAAGATTTCCAAGCCAAAGGAAATTTAAGTAAATGGATGCAGATAATAAATAAATACGGCAATATTGAACAATCGTTTCCTTATCTTTTTATTTTATTGTGTTTCGTTGGTGCGCCTTTATTGCGTTATATTAATGAGAAAAATGTTGTTTTAACAATCAATAATAATTTGATTGCAAAAATAGGGATGAGTATTTGGCATAACGTAACCAATAATGTAGAAATACAGCCCTTAAAGCCCACAGAGGCGATTAAAAACATGCCTTTGTATTTGCATTGCTCGAATAAAATAAAGCAACAGAAGCTAATACAGTTAATGTTTAACTATGATTCGCAATTATTATTTATAGATAAAACGTTAATCAATCAAGATTTGATGCTTAATTTAACAAAGGCGAGACGCAATAAGATATTGAATATTGAATTACCCAAATTAGATAACGCTAACCAGATAAAGATAGAAAAAATATTAAAAGAAAACTATGGAGTATTAGCCGCTAAATTAGCTTTTGCGTTCATGAAGCGCAATAGCAAAGTAAAAATATGGTTAAATAAATATTGTGCGCAAATTAAAACACAAATAAAAAGAAAACATCACAATTGGGCATTATGTGGCGCCATAGCGTTTACTGCGGCAGAAATAATTAATCAATTAAAACTATTTAACATTGATTTAAAATGTCTTTATGATTGGTTTATTTCGATATTGCAACATCAGGAGATGTTATTAAAAACTAGACCTAAAATAAAAAAAGTTTTTAAAAATATAAATGAATTAGCTACAACTTTACGCTTATGGATGGGGGAAGAAAGAATAATGACAACAAGAAGACATAAATCAGCTAAAGAAGCATACGCCAAAATAATGAGGGAACGTGAACATAAACTTTATATGTATGTTAAACCAGAGGCTTTACAATTATTTTTAAAACAATATTACGATATCCCATTCAATGTTATCGTAAAAAAATTAAAATTGAATAATAAGGCGCAAAAGGGAATTAACGGGCGAAATCATCTATGTTATAGGTTTTTGATTTAATATTATTAAATAATAACAAATTACTTAGCAAAACATAAATGTTATGTTATGATATATTTTTATTTAATTATTATAAATAAATAATGAACGATACAAAAATAGGAATATTAAGTTTAATAATGGCTTTGATATTTTTTCTGTGCTGGATATCGTCTTGCACAAATAAACAATTGAGTGAAAAAATATTAAATGAACAAGGTTATACAAAAATAAAAATGAAAGGATATTCATTGTTTAGTTGCAGTAGGGACGACTGGTCGCATACAAAATTTGAAGCTATCGCAAATAATCATAAAGTTAATGGAGTTGTTTGTTGCGATGTTATGAAAAACTGTACCATAAGGTTTAAATAATATGTTAAAAAAAATATTCTCACTATTAAAGAAAAAAACAAGCGAAAAAAGTTGTTTGAATTGTAAATTCTTTTCAAGAACTCATGATAATCAATGTGATTTGGATTTTTTTGATTGCTTAAAAAATATAAAACCAACAGAAAAGACATTAAAACTAATAAAACCGTATCAATTAGATAATATAAAGCCAGAAGCATTTCGCGAAGGTTTTTTTTCTCAAGAATATTTTTGTAAATATTTTAAATTAAATAAATGAAAAAACTAACTCTTAAAGATTTTCAAATAAGTGAATTCATGGGATTGCAATTTTATTTATATGATGATGGCACATATGAAGTTATGTTAGAACCATGTTTTAATGGTTTTGATATTGCTATTTACAATAAAAACAAAGACTTGGTAATTCCTGAAAAAATATGTTTAGGCAAATATATCAAACGAAAAAAAGGTTGCAATTCAATAAAAAACTGGCAACAAATGAATAAATTACAATTAGCAATTGAAATAGCTAATGAAACTTATCATGAATTCAAAAGAATGCATGGCGGATAATTTAACATTTATAATTAACGAATTAAAAAAAACAAATATAAATTGCAAGGATAAAGAATTTAAACGTTGTTTTTTGAATTTACTTAATGAATATTTACCCAATATTTCTGAAAGAGAAAAATGTGTACTTTATTTAAGAGTAATGATGAAAATGGGTTATTCAATAAGTAATATAAATATATAAATTAAGAAAACACATGAAAAATAACACAATTATAGAAAATATATCACAAAAAAATTATCTTGAATTAGCTTTAAAAATATCATTAGAAACACATGCTGATAAAAAAGATTTAGGTGGTAATCCATATATATTACACCCCTTGAGAATAATGAATAAATTTGAAGATGAAGAACATCAAATTGTAGCATTACTACATGATGTAATAGAAGATGGAAATGTAACTATTGAATATTTAATAAACAAAGGATTTAATCAAAATATAATTGACGCAATTAAATGCTTAACTAGAGGAGCGGAAATATACGATATTTATATTAAAAAAATAGCTCACAATAATAAAATAGCAAGAGATGTGAAAATAGAGGATTTGAAAGATAATCTAAATTCTGCAAGATTAAATGAAGTTACAGAAATAGATAGAAAAAGAATTAATAAATATATACGTTCATTAAAAATACTTTCTGAAAAAAACACATGACATTATTAGAAATATTACTTTTCATTGGCGCGGTTATCGTAATTAGTAAATACGCATTACCGTATTTTAAACGTTTTTATAAATTTTTTATCAACACTTTTTTCGGAGAATAATATGCAAGAAAACAATAAACAAAAAGAGCAAGGAATTATAACTATAACCGCAGTAATAATGTTTTAAATAACATAGATTCTCATGCTTTTTACGGAGAACGTATTGAATGCGATATGTATGTACAATATCTGAATTTAACAGAAGAAAACGAAATTAAACTCATTTGGCGTTCAGAAGAAATAACTCTTGAAGAATTGCAGTATATAAATGAAATGAGAATTTATTCTCTAAATAATCATACCAAATATTATGAAAGATTAATATCAGAAGATAAAAAATTTCAAGAATGGATTAAACAAGAATGTAAAAGAGTGCCGCAAACAATTCAATGAAAATATTAAACTTTAATAAAAAAGTAATCGCTAAATCTTGGTGCGAAAATATCGAAGAAAGCGCATTAGAACAATTGGAAAATTTATGTTCTTTGCCTTTCGTATTTAAATATATAGCAATTATGCCCGATTGTCACGCTGGTTACGGAGTACCTATCGGAAGTGTTTTAGCCACTAAAGATGTAGTAATTCCAAATGCAGTTGGTGTCGATATTTCGTGTGGAATTTGCGCAACTAAAACAAATATAAAATTATCTGGCTTATCTACAGAAACTTTAAAAAAAATAATGGATATTGTTAGGGAAAAAATACCTGTTGGAATGAATCGTCATAAAGAAAAACAAGCTGAAAATTTAATGCCAAATTTGCCATATGGAAATGACCATGCTATTCATAAAATAGCATGTCCTATTATAGCAAATGAATATAATAATGCATTACAATCATTAGGAAGCTTAGGTTCAGGAAA